TCCGTTTGCTAAAAAAGCACACGCAATGGCAACACAGATACGTGATAATGCTATGGTAGATGTTGATGAGATTTGGGGCAGTGAAGTTGCTCTTTATGTTCCACAGATGTATGCTGGTACTACTGATCTTGTTGGACAGTACAAAGGTAATCCGTGTATTATGGATTTTAAACAAACAAATAAGCCTAAGAAATTAGAATATGTACAAAACTATTTCCTACAATTAGTAGCATATGCCGAAGCACACAACGAAATACATGGTACAAACATTCGTGAAGGACATATCTTTATGTGTAGTCGCGGCGACGATGGCATGTTGTTAGGAGGAGAAACTTATCAGCAGTTTGATGTATGGCCACATGAATATGACGAATGGCGTAATGAATGGTACAACAGAGTGTATACATATTACGAGCAACACGGATAAATACTTACACAAACAGGAGTAAATAGATGGCTGTAGTACAGATATCCAGAATACAAATCAGGCGCGGACAGAAAAATCAAGGGTCAGGCATTCCACAACTTGCCGGAGGTGAGCTAGGATGGGCAGTTGATTCGAGAGAGCTTTATATTGGTAATGGATCTGTAGCAGAAGGCGCACCAGCAGTTGGTAATACAAAAGTAATTACAGAACACGATGATCTATTCACTCTTGCTAATACATATTCTTATCTTAATGGTGTAACTGTACAAACAGGTGTTTCATCAACGTCACCTATTAAAAGAACATTACAATCTAGACTAGACGAAATGGTTAATATTAGATCATTTGGAGCAAACGGAGATGGTACTGATCAAACAATAGCTATTCAAAGAGCATTGGATCAACTATTTTTAAATCCATCGACTAAGGGAACTGAACAAAGTAGAGTAACATTACACGTACCAGCCGGCGTATATAAAATTAGTAGTACACTTTACATTCCACCTTTTACTACTATCAAAGGTGACGGTCCAATGAAAACTAAATTTAATATGACTGGTAATGCTGTCGCTATGAAAACTGTTAATGGTAGTAGTGAACCAGGTAACTACGCAGATGACAGTTCATCAACATCGGCAAACCAAGCATCAGGTATTAACTTATCAGGATTTACTTTACAGACAGCATCAACAACACAACCTGCTATAGACTTAACAACTGTTAGAGACAGTATGTTTCATATGATACAAGTTACAGGAACATTTGCCACAGGAGATACAATTACAGAAGCTAACGCAGGTATTAAGTTGTCTTCACTAAGTTCATTAGTAGGAACACAAAAGAATAAGTTCGAACACGTAAGAGTTAAAAATATGTGTGTAGGAATTGTTAGTGACGACGATGTATATAATAACCATTTTAACTGTAGTTACTTTGAAAACTTAGGTAAAGGAATTGTATTCGGAGCAAACACAGTAATTAATTCACCTGGACAGTCAACAGGACCTTGTAAGAACAAATTTACCAATAGCACATTTACTGATATTGATAGAGAAGGAATTGTTATTACAACAGGAACAAATAACACTAGTTCAATGAATGTATTTGAAGGTGTAGGAAATGTTGGCGGTAATGAAGGTAATGCCACTTATAGCATACTTGATTACTCAGCAGGCGGAAACAGTTCACACGAAGATATTTTTAATAGAACAGCAGATCTTTCTTATAACCAAACCTTTATTACAACTTCTCCATATGTTAGTGAAATTAAAGGTAGAACGTCTTCAACATTAGGCGGCGCTCATAGTTTAGAAATAAGCGAAGCAAGTTCATATACCTACTTGTTCCGTTTACCGGGTGATTACAGTAGAACTTTTGAAGTAGAATATACTTACTATAGTACTCTTGTAAATGCTCAAAGACAAGGTATAATGCACTTCCAACTAGACAAAACAAATAGCAATGCTATTACGTTTGTTGATGACTATAACTATCAGGGTGATAGCGTAAATGAAGAAAACCTACAGTTTCAAGCCGCAATGGTGGACACAAATGGTAATTCTTCGGTTGACACGCTGGTGGTTTCTATGTTAAACTCAACTATAAATGATCAAGGTACATTCAACTTTAAAATAAAGTATATTAGTTAATGATACAATTAAAATTTGAAGATAGAGTCAAGGTCTGGAAGGATCTCCGTGATGAATTAGAAACTCACCCACGACCATTCCATAGGATTATTGAATTTTGTAACAAGCTACCTATCGGTAGTAAAAAAGTCAATCCTTATGACCCTGCCACTCAAACATTACCTTGGCACTTACTAGACGAGAGTTCATTTTGTGAGTATGAAATTGCGCAATTATGCGCTTATACCTTACAGTTAACCGATCGTTTTAGTGAGGCAAATGTAGAGATACATATCAGTAAGGACATAGAAAATAACAAAGAAATGTACTTGGTATGTTTAGACAGGAGTATAGTCTTGGGATACAGAAGCGAAGTTCTAACACTAGATGAGCTACCAGATAATGTGGTGTCACAAAAGATTTACCACATGCCACCGCTTCAATAAATAAACTGTAATTAAAAAAAGGAAGTAGAAATAATGAAATCAGACCTCAATATTGTAAAACGTAATGGCGACAAAGTAGTATTAGATGTTCAAAAAATCCATAAAGTAGTTAACTTTGCATGTGAAGGTCTAGCTGGTGTAAGTAGTAGCTTAATTCAAATGAACGCAGGAATCCAATTTGCGGAAGGTATGACAACTTCACAAATTCAAGACTTGTTAGTTAGATCAGCAAATGATTTGATTAGTTTAGAAAATCCAAATTATCAATATGCCGCGGCACGTTTGTTAGCATACGGAGTATACAAAGATGTATATGGTAGTTTTGATAAGATATCACTTAAAGAAATGATTAAAGTAAACATTGAACGTGGTGTATATGATAGTGCTATACTAGACAGTTACACTGACGAAGAGTTTGCTAAACTAGATTCATACATTCATCACAAGCGTGATGAGAACTTTACCTTCGCAGGTCTGCGTCAGGTAGTTGACAAGTACCTATGTCAGGATAGAAGTTCAGGACAAATTTTTGAAACTCCACAACACATGTATATGATGATTGCGGCAACACTATTCGCTAACTATCCACAAGAAGATAGGTTATATTATGTAAGGAGATACTATGACTCGACCTCACTTTTTAAAATCAATATCCCAACGCCGGTCATGGCCGGAGTGCGTACTCCAGTTAGGCAGTTTGCCTCTTGTGTTCTCGTTGACAGTGACGACACACTTGATTCGATCTTTGCGTCAGACATGTCCATCGGTAGATACACAGCTCAAAGAGCTGGTATCGGTATTAACGCAGGACGTATCAGAGGAGTCAACGCAAAAATCCGAGGAGGAGAAGTTGCCCACACAGGACTCATCCCGTTCCTAAAGAAGTTTGAAGCAACTGTACGTTGTTGTACACAGAATGGTGTACGTGGCGGAAGTGCTACTACACACTTCCCGTTTTGGCATCAAGAAATTGAAGACATTCTTGTACTTAAAAACAACAAAGGTACAGAAGACAATCGTGTACGTAAGTTAGATTATTCAATTCAACTTAATAAAACAATGTATGAAAGGTTATTAACTCAAAAAGATATAACTCTTTTCTCGCCACACGATGTGCCAGGATTGTATGAAGCATACTTCGGCGATCCAGCAGTGTTCCAAGAGCTATACGAAAAGTACGAACGTGCTACAAGCATTAAAAAGAAAACTATTCCGGCAATGGAGTTGTTTTCTGCGTTGATCAAAGAACGTGCTGAGACAGGACGCATTTATATTATGAATGTTGATCACTGTAATACACACAGTTCATTTAAAGATACAGTATATATGAGTAACTTGTGTCAAGAGATTACATTACCTACTAAGCCACTTAACCATATTGATGATGAAGAAGGTGAAATAGCATTATGTATTCTATCAGCTATTAATGTAGGTACACTAAAAGATCTAGACGACTTAGAAGACTTGTGTGAACTAGCAGTAAGAGCATTAGAAGAAATTATTGACTATCAACGTTATCCTATCAAAGCGGCAGAGATTAGTACAAAAGCAAGACGTTCGCTTGGTATTGGTTATATTGGACTAGCACATTATCTAGCAAAGAATCAAGTACAATATAGCGATCCTAAGGCATGGAAACTAGTACACAATCTAACAGAAGCATTCCAATATTATTTGTTAAAAGCATCGAACAAACTAGCACAGGAACGTGGAGCATGTGATTACTTTAACCGCACTAAATATAGTGATGGCATACTGCCAATCGACACTTACAAAAAAGAAGTCGATGAGCTAGGAAAGTTTAAATTAAAATATGATTGGGAGACTTTACGATCAGATATTAGTAACCACGGGTTACGGCACAGCACATTGTCCGCACAAATGCCTTCAGAGAGCAGTTCCGTTGTGTCGAACGCAACAAACGGAATCGAACCACCTAGAGGATACTTGTCCGTTAAGAAAAGCAAAAAAGGGCCTCTTAAGCAGGTTGTTCCACAGTATCAAACACTAAAGAATCATTATACATTGTTATGGGAAATGCCTAGCAACGAAGGTTACATTAATATTGTATCAGTTATGCAAAAGTTCTTTGACCAAGCAATTAGTGGCAACTGGAGTTATAACCCAACACACTTCCCAGATAATGAAGTGCCAATGAGCGTTATGATGAAAGATTTGCTGAATACGTATAAGTATGGATGGAAAACTTCATACTATCAAAACACTTATGATTACAAAAGTGATGGCGATATAGTAGACGAAACAAAACAAGAACCACTTGCTAGAGCAGAGTTTAACGGCTCCGACGAAGAGTATGACGAACATTGTGAGGCATGTGCTATTTAGTGGTTGACATTATATGTTAATGACTGTATAGTATGCAAGACATAAAGAGGAAAATGTAGAAAATGGCGAAGACAGTATTTAATCAAGAAAAAGTAGACTTTACAAAGAGCACCATGTTCTTTGGTCCGGATCAAAACACACAACGTTATGATGTGTTTAAGTTTCCAGAGTTTGATAAACTTAACCAAACTATGCTAGGTTACTTTTGGAGACCGGAGGAAGTAAGTCTACAAAAAGATAGAGCAGACTTTGCTAACTTCCGTCCAGAACAAAAGCATATTTTTACTTCAAACTTAAAATATCAAACACTACTAGATAGTGTACAAGGACGTGGACCAAGTTTAGCATTTTTGCCGTATGTGTCATTACCTGAACTAGAAGGATGTATTGTTACTTGGGACTTCTTTGAAACAATTCATTCACGTTCATATACACACATTATGAAGAATGTATATCCAGACCCAAGTGAAGTATTTGATACTATACTTGACGATAAAGAAATTTTAAAGAGAGCAACAGCAGTTACTAAAAACTATGATGCCTTTACTGAATTAGCAGATGCTTACTTCCATAGAGGAGAAGGTAGTCTTTATGAAGTAAAGAAAAAACTATTCCTTGCGATGATGAATGTAAACATCCTTGAAGGACTACGTTTTTATGTATCGTTTGCTTGTACGTTCTCATTTGCTGAATCTAAAATGATGGAAGGGTCTGCTAAGATTATTTCATTAATTGCTAGAGATGAAGCAACACACCTAAATTTATCAACACAGGTACTAAAGAATTGGATCAAAGGTAAAGACGATCCAGACTTTGCTAAAATTGCTAAAGAGTGCGAAGATGAAATTGAAGACATGTGGCGCACTTGTGTTGATGAAGAAAAAGCATGGGCTAACTATCTATTTAAAGATGGAGCAATTATCGGATTGAACGAAGAGTTGTTACATCAATATGTAGAGTTCATTGCTAACAAAAGACTAAAAGCACTAGGCTATAAGACCTTGTACGATCGTCCGCTTAACAATAATCCATTACCGTGGACACAACATTGGCTAAGCTCATCAGGTTTACAAGTTGCTCCGCAAGAGACTGAAGTAGAGTCTTATATCATTGGTGGAATTAAACAAGATGTAGACGAAGACGTATTGAAAGGATTTAGTTTATGACGAATGACAACATTGTCTTTAGCAAACCGGCTTGTCCGAGTTGTGTAAAGGCAAAAGCACTATTAGATAAATTACAAATTAAGTACATTGTACAAACACTTGGAGAAGATATTCAACCAAGTGAATTAATGGCCCTCTTTGAATCAAAAGGATTGCCTGCTCCAAGAACAGCACCGCAAGTCTTTTTAAGAGGACAACATGTAGGCGGCTATGAACAATTAGTTAGCTACATTGAAAACACCGGATTTAATGGAACAGGACACTCAATATCATGATGATCGAAAATACATATAAAGAAGGCGATACAATTAGTTTTAAAACTGTAGCAGGCGAAGAAGTTATTGCTCGCTTGGTAAAGAAAGAATCAGATTCAATGAAAGTTAAGAAGCCAATGGCTCTTACAGGAACCAAAGAAGGTATTGGCATGGTGCCATTTACTTTTACTGTTGGGCGTGATAGTGAAATAGATATTAACTTAACTACTATCGTGTTTATTGCTAAAACTGAAAAAGGAATGGCAGACCAATACATTGAATCAACAACCGGCATAAAGTTAGCCAATTAAATAGGAGAAGAAGATGTCAGAATCAATACACGAGCAGATTGTTGCTCAATACGAATCATACCTAGCAGAGAACGAAAAGTTCGAAGGTGGAACAAAAGCGTCTGCCGCAAGAGCAAGAAAAGCTCTAGGCGAAATGGGTAAACTTGCTAAAGCAAAGCGAGCTGAAATCCAAGACAAAAAGAATAATATGTAATAAATAATGTATAGGGCGTGGGAATTGTTTCTACGCCTTATATACTTTAAGAAGGGCAAGACATGGCAATACAGGGCAAATTAAAATTTTACAATCACGTAAAAGGTTATGGCTTCATTGGTCGCGAAGATGGACAACAAGATATCTTCGTTCACATTTCTGAATTTAAAAAATCAGGAATCAAAAAAGTTGTACAGGAAATGATAGTTGAATATGAATTAGACGATCACAACGGCAAGCCTGTCGCAACTGAAATCAAAATAGTTCACGTACCTGAATAAGTTATACAAATA